TAATGTAAGTTATATCGAGAGTAGAAGATGCCGTGATTGTACCACCAGAAGAGTCCGCCTGTGCTCGGACTTCAATATCTGTGCATTCACTAAAAACAATAGGGTTCCAATACGATATAGCCGTGCTGTTATTTGCCAGCAAAACCCTGTCTTTTATGTTAAACACACCGTCCTTGGGTCGAGACTCCAAAGAAAAAATAGCAAACTTTCCAGAGGAAGAAGATGCCGACACATCTTTTTGATGAAGATACGCCGTGTACCCCGCAGGAACCGTCCAAAGACACATCAAAGTCTGATTGTCACCAATCGCCACTGTCGCATACTTGTTTGCAGGAACACCGCCACTGGGAGTTGCTTCCGTCCCAACATACAGCACACCTGCGTTTTGACCACCTGAACCAGCCGTATTAACAATAACACGGTTAACGCGATACCAGTTTAAAGCACCGTTAAGTTGAACACCCGCTTGACCATTTAAGGAGACGGTTACACTGATCTCTTTGAAGTCAGCATCTAAACCTGAAACAGTAGCAGTCCTTGCCCCTGTTCCCGTCGCAGTGTCTGCTGTTGAACTGCTTGATATGTACATTGTAGACGCGGCAGTCGGGTAAACGTAGAGTCCGCCCTGTGCCCAGACAGTCTCGGCGGATGTTTCTATCTCGGGGTTGTACCCAAACTTATGCACAAAATAGTGGCCGGGGATTTGACCCCGAGCCACCTGAAGCTCAAACGGCTCCGAGGTTCCGACCTGTGATATCGAGCGGATCTCATAAGCCACGGGACCCCCTACGACAAAATAATTGTCAGTTGGTTTGCGGTCCCTGTAAAGGCCGAGACATAAACACCTTCAGAGGCAATGATGCCATCGTCAGGAATGTTCATGACATGGTGCCCCGTAGGGAACGTCTGCGTTAGCAAAGTTCCCCCAGATGCGCTGCCGTTCTTGAGAGTGAACGAGCCTGCTGCGGCAGCATATATAACTACCTGACGGAGACGAGAACGAGAAGGACCTACGACAGCCGCCGAAGTCCCCTGAACCCAATTATACGCACTAACTGGACCAGCCATGCTTTAATCCTTCTTCTTAGGTGGGCGTCCGCGCTTCTTCTTAACGGGCGCGTTTTCCCACGCTTCATTTACATTCGGAGTAGAAGGATCGTCCGCCTTTAGAGTGCCGTCAGTATTACGCGCTCGTACCCGCTCTTTTTTCAAGGGGTTTCCATCAGGGTCCAACCCACGAGCGGCAAGCTCTTCTGCGCTTGGAGGCTTAAATCTACTCATGTGTCACCTTTACGCTGCTGCGATTGTTCCGCCAGTATCTGAACGCTTCCAGTTTGTACCGTCGGAAAATGCCAAAATTGCAGAACCTGCTGCGCCGTTAGACACAAACACAACTGTCCCCGCCCCTGCATCAGAAGCAGAAGGTGCGTTTGCCACAGTGTATGTTGGAACTTTGATGTCCCCGATAAAACCGTTTGTTGAGTTTACGGGTCCTGAAAAATTCGTAGTAGCCATGTTTTTCTCCTCTCGTGTCCGAGGTCAACTCTCATGGCTTGCAAGACCATGAAATCTATACCGAGCATTATTGCTCCAGATGTAGAATATCACACCAGACAAAAAAAGAAAGGGGCTACCGAAGTAGCCCCCAGTTTGGGAGGAGGTATATGAAAGTACCCTCCCAGACTATAGCACGTTTTACGCTCCGGGTGAACCGAATACTGCGCGTGGATCGCTGAAGCCGAAGCTGTAGCGTTCACGAGCCTTAAAGCGCATGTTGCCAGTGTCGAAGTCTGCTTCCATGTTAGTGGACAGAGCAGAACGCTCGAAGTGGACAAAACCACGAGGTGCGTCGGTCATGACGAAGAACGCATCTGGATCAGTCAGGAAGTCGTTAACGGCATAACCGTTTGGCAACATACCCATTGACCGGATAGCGTTAGTGTCGTTGTCCGCTGTGCCAACACGCAAGTTTGAAACCATCAAACGCTCTGCAACGAATTGCAGTTGACGTGGAATGACCAACTTGGTGCCGCGCAGGGCGACCTTCAACCCACGCTCGTCAACGAAACCAGCAATGCTGATCAACGCGTCTTCCAAAGAAGTCTCGTTCAAGTCAGCCGCAGTTGTCGGTTCGTTGGCAAACGTACCACCGTTGGTTAGCGGGTGGTCTGTCGCACAAAGTGCAACACCGTCACCACCAGCAGTTGCACCAGCAGTGAACGCAGTGTTCAACACAGATGCAGCTTTAACCTGCTTGGTGTGAGCCATAGAACGCGCAAGCGCCTTCGTATAGCGTGAACCGAGACGGTCGTAGAGGTTGTCTTCAATCGCTTCTTCCGTTATAGAGAACGCAAGCGCGATTGTTTCGTGGTTATAACGAGCAGTATATGCTTCGTTAGCTTCGTCAAAATTGACGGCAGAACCTTCCGATTTGGTTGGTGCTGCGCCGAACCCACTCAACATCACTTCCTCTTCAAATGCTCTATCTGAAGATTCCGTTGTGTAGATTTCCGCGTGTTGGTTTTCGTACCGAGAGTACTCCATACCAAACAGCGCGTTGAGGCCCGGTTCTAGCTCTTTCGCTAGTTGTGCGCGAGAAATAGCCATTCTTTAGACCTCCTTAAACGCCAGTAGTCGACGGAGTACCAGCAACAATCGCACCGTTGGCGGAGTTGAAGCTGTTATTCAATCGAACAATTACAGGGATACCAGCCGCTGTGAAGTCACTGTTCTCAGGGTCATCTTGGATGCCCATGATGCGCAGTTGCAATGCAGCAGTGGTGGCGATTGTGCTAACACCCAACTTAGCAGATGAAATACCAGAGGCTGTAGAGCCTGAAGTAGCAGTTGCAAAGTTTGCGTTTGCGAACACATGACCCTGCGCAGTTGCTTCGCTAGTCAGTGAAGCGTCTGAGCAGATAACAAATGTCTGCATTGGGTTGTCATACACGAAGGCTTTGACGGGATGATTAGAATCCGCGCCTGACCCGGGCCAGTAGTTTGAGAAAACTTTCTCACCAGTGGTCGACGATACATATTCGCATCCCCAGAACACACCAAGTAAACCTACCGTTCCACCAGCAGCCGCGCCAACAATATCAATAAAGCCTGTTGACAGCGGTATTACGGGTGAACCTTGGTAAATCGCGTTAGTGTTTCCAGAGGCGATACGATACTCGGTCGCACCAGTGGTGTTTGCAGCCTGACCGACTACACCAATCGGACGAAGTCCGAAGGCACCGTTAGTGTTTGCCATAGTAGCAATCCTCTTTCAATTAGTCGGAGTCTCTACGAGAACCTCCGAACGATACACGACTTTGCCGACTATTAGTTATCGGCATCGAAGGATGTTGTTCCTTCATAAGGTCCTGATCTACGGCAGTCATCTGTTCGCGGGTTCTGCCCCCGTAATATTCAGTTCTTTCGTGAGCCGTTTCAACAGGGAGTCGACACAGCATCAATCCGCCTTGACCTATAACGCCCTCATATCGACCATCGTCAATAGTCGGAGCCTCATAGTCTGGATACTCATCTTTCCGGACAGGTTCCCATCCTTCACGCAGCTTGGCATTGACATTCATTTTGTCCTCTTCGCCTCGCATTGCAACTCGTATCCAACGATGCACATACCCATCTGGTGGCGTAGGTGCTTCAAGGTGACTGGGCGGTGCCCATGGTTTTCTGCGCGAGTCTGTGTCCCGCGTTGTAGTCTTGCGTGGTGATCTATTAGCCATATTCTCAATCCTTTACAAACTTTGCGTATTCCTCAAGCGGTACGCCTAGCTTCTTTGCAATCGCAACTTGAGAATGCGTTAGCTTCACCGACCTGCGCCCCTGTTTAGTGCTGCGAGATGCAGAGGAGTTCCCCGAGGCGACAGGTGCTCCACTTCCCGACTTCTTAACCGTTTGAAACTTGTTCGGAAACTCCGAACGAAGACGACGGTCAATTTCAGTATAGTACTCATCGCCGTTCGGGTCAAACCCCTCATCTTCGACAAGTGTTGCATGAATGGCATATGTGGCAGATGTAAGTAATCTATCCGTGCCAAACCACTCGTTTTTCTCTGCCCACGCCACAGCTTTTGGATCCGGTTGCGGAGCCTGCTGTTGTGGGGCTGGTTGTGCTTGCGCAACAGGTTGTCCCGGCTGCAATGGAGGTTGCTGCGGCTGTTTAGCCTCACGTTCAACCCGCGCTTTCGCCTGACGATGACGCTCCATCTCGTTGTTTAAACGAGACAGCTTTTCTTGCGCCTCCAGCATCTTATCGCTGTCACCTCGATCCGCTGCATCCTTGTACTGGATCTTTGCAGAGTTCATCTCGATGTTTAAACGATTGCCGTATTCTTGCACATAACCTCGGTCGAGAAGCCGAAGACGATCCTTCATCTTCTTATTCTCTTCCATTAACTGTGAAGATAGCCGCAAGGCTTCCTGCTTATCGCGCTCTTCTTTGCGATACTTGTCCGTCAGCTTTTTAATTCGCTTTTGAACACCCTTGCTATAGTCGTTT